CCGCCAATACGCAAAAATAAACTATCGTGATTATCTTGTTTGTACTAGATAACATTTCATGAGATTCGTCACGATATTCTATTTTTTTAAAGGTTGTATCCGCATTCTGTAAAGGGAAATTTTTTTCTAAAAAGTTGAACAGCTGCTTCTGACTACTTTTGGATGCATCCGACTTATTGTAAGGAATACATCCGGATAGGTCTGTTCCGGATAGGTCCATCCCCGATACATCTTTTGGACAATATCTTGTCTGATTCGTTTGTTTTGGACAAGATTTTAACTGTTCTTCTTTCTCTATTCTTTTTACTTCTGTAATGTAGGCATTACGCTGAGTCAACAAGAAATTGTATACTTTTTCGCCATATTTTTGTTCAAAATAGACCTTTTCGTCCGCAAGTAATTGTTCATTGACGGAATTGACAAATTCTATATCATTCCGATAAGCTTCGTATTTTGAAATGTCAAACTCTGCGGAGTTCAAACTGACACCTGGAATGGTGGACCCTTTGTGGATTCTACGCCCCGTACTACAATCAGACGGAATCTTCTCAGCAATATTTGCGAGAATTCTATTCATTTGTTCATCGCTGACTGGCATGCTATGTTAACACAATATATTATTATCCGTTAAATCGTCTAAGTTCCAGCTCTTATCTTGAGTACCATGGGTCTTGGGTGGAAGATAGGTTTGAAAATCGTATTCATCAAAGATGGAATTGTCTCGTATAGATAAATCCCACAAATAATAAAAAATAACCACAAATCCTACAGAAAAGACAAGGCCTAAATAAACCGTCAGTAGGTATACCGAAATGAATCCATAGTTAAAGAACACACATCCAACCAAAGCGACCAATGCAAACAAGATGAGTAGCTTGACAATAAAGATTTGTTGTTGGTATTTTTGATGATAATACTCTTGTATGTCCTGTTGCTTTTTCTTGTGGTTGACGTCTTTTTCTAGTTCTGACATGGAAGAACCAGAGAGTTCATTGATTAACTTTTCTACCGTTCCCATATATTCCAAGTCTTTGGTATAATTCTCATGAAGTTTTTGAATCTGTAAGAACATCTGAGACTTAGAATAAGAGTCAGAACCACTGATATCTTGTATGACATTATTCAACATATGAATTGGATTAGGCGTGGGGCTGGACATATATATATACCTTTCAAAATAAATTAAACGTAATAAAAAGTAATAAGTAATAAAATTGAATCCAATTAGAAATGTATTACGTATAGTTATAAGTTATATGGCGCTTTCTACGTTGAAGCTATTTGTAGCTTCGCTCGCCCCTCATACCAGAGTCACCCAAATACAGCGTTACGAGGCCAATCATTCCCCTCCGGAAATCGTGAATATCATTTCTTTTGGAGGAGGTCCTAAAATGGGTGCCTATATGGAAAATTTTGCACGGTTTAATTTTCCTTCACTACAAATCCGTAACGGTTCTGGTCACGACCATCGTTATCAACACTATAAGATTGAACAGAAATCATCGGGACATTGGGGAGAAACGGATTTCAAATGGCAACATGTGGAAGAAAAACACGATTGGGACATTCTTCTTTTGTGCGGGATTGATTATCTATGCATTCGGTTTTGGACCATGAATCGCCCCCTGTTTAAAAGATTGATAGAAGAAGGCAAAATTACGAATCAGGGAAAGAAATCGGGCGAAAGCAGCGAAGGGGTATGGTTCAATTATTCGGATGTGGAGGACTTTCTGATAGAGGTTCAGACGGATGCTGAGTTGACGAAAGCGATTGAAGCCTCTCATGAATGAGTTCAATATACTCTGGATTGAGTTCTATCCCAACAAAGGGTAAATTTAATTTTTTTGCTGCAACACATTCACTCCCTGAACCTGCAAATGGAATCAGGACATACCCGTCGGGTTGACAACACGACCGAATCAGTTTCTCGCAAAGAGCCAAGGGTTTCTGCGTGGGATGATTCACACGTTCGTTCATTCCAGCCCCTCCAGCGAGTGCCGGAATCTTGATTACATCCCTAGGCAATGCCCCGTTGGCGTGTGCGGTATAGGTGGTGGTTTTGTCTCCTTTGGAATATCGTCCTTTCGTCGCTTTCCGCTCTTTTCCTGCTGCTCCGTTCAGAAACCCCTCCGTATATGCTTCCCGTATGTCGTCGCGATGGAATACCTTGTCTTGTTTCCATAACACGAGAATGCTTTCATGAGAACGTTGCCAGAAATTCAGAGAAGGCACATTCTTGTTGGTATAATGCCAAATAATCCATCTGCGTTGAATGGAGTAAGGAATCTTGGACAAAATAAGAGCCAAGTGTTCACTGAATCCATAGACAAAGAGGGTCCCATTCGGTTTCAAAATACGGATACATTCGTGTATCCATCGTTCGCACCATAAAAGGTACTCTTCCATCGTTTGTTTGTCACTGTCGTTTCCAAAGTCTTTGCCTATGTTGTACGGAGGGTCGGCTAGAATCATCTGCGCCGATTCGGTCGCCAACGTGGGTAATAGGTGTAAGGCATCTCCTTGTATCACTTCTTGAGGTGAAATAGAGGTGGGCGTAATCACTTGAATGTTCACCTCTGGACTCAACAGAGCAATCAACTGTTCCTTTGTTTTGGTACTGTATCCCTTGAGATTCTTTTCTTTGCAAAGTGCTTTGAGTTCGGATTTGGATTTAGACTCCATGTTCTTTATTGTATAGGTGTTTTTATTTAGGTCAATTTTTTATACAAGGAACAGGAACCGGAACAGGAATAGGAAATTGACACGATTTAAATACTTCAAGTCACCTTATAAAAAATGGCCGGAACTCTCTATTTTATCCAACCTGCAGAATTGGTCGGGACAAACCGTTACAAAATAGGATGTTCTGCTGGCTGTGATATGATACGATGCAAGTCGTATCGTAAAGGCACTCGCTATATTATGGTCTTGGAATGTCACCAACCGTTTGTCGTGGAAAAAGAAGTCAAGGCTCAGTTTGATTTGCGGTTTAGTCGTATTGCAGGAAAAGAATATTTTGAAGGAAACGAGTTTGACATGCGTGACTTGTTTTACCGTATTTACCTTCAGTTTCTAGGACGAGCCGTGATGGAAATGGAAGAGCCTTGATTTTTATTTAACTATTTAACTAATTAACTATTTAACTATTTCTATAGATATAAAGTATATGTTGAAAAAGAGGTGGGCTTTTCTAAAACAACTGTTTTGTATTCCTTCTCGTCCTAGACCTCCTAACCGGAGAGACAGTCAGCATGAATCTTTTCTAGAGAAACCGTCTACTTGTAAAACATTCAGCCGTCTTTTTTCAAAGAATAAAGAATAAAGAATAAAAAATAAAAAATAATAAACTATGGTATGAGCACCTATGTACCCAACACCTTGACCAAAAAAGACAAACGAAAACAACTGAGTATGTTGAAGAATTCTAGGAACTTGTATAAAAAGGGTCGTTTTTATACAAGAAATAAATTGCCGTCGTTTACTTCCAAAGTATCCAAACATATTTTGAAGGCACGCAAACTGTATTCTATCCAACATATACGTCCGAGCAAAGAGTTGGCGCGTGCCTCCGGTTGTCCTATGCATGTGTTAGAAGGAATTGTCAAGAAGGGGGAAGGAGCGTATTATTCTTCTGGTTCTAGACCCAATCAAACCGCCCAATCCTGGGCGTATGCCCGTCTAGCAAGTGCATTGACGGGAGGAAAATCAGCTCGTATAGATTATCATTTAGTATCCCAATGTAATCCAAAGAAGAAGGCTTATCAATTGGCTCAGAAATATCAGGCATAATAATCTACAATTTTATTCAGTGCACAATTAGATGCATCCGTTTCGATATTGTTTGGGTGATTTGATTTTGGATATCCGCCTTTATAATTGTAGAATGAATATTCGTCAAAATTTAAAGAATCACGCATGTTCAAATCCCATAACACATACAATACATACATAAAGGCGACGGATAAAATAAATCCTGCTCCCGCGATGAAATACTGTTTCGGGATGGCGTTATGAAATAAGTTCAAAAGAATACAAATACCAATAATGACCCCCATGAGATTGGTTTGATGTTTATATTTTTTATAGAAATACGTATTCCATTTTATTTCTTCCAACAATAAGTGATTGTCGGTAATGGGACCCTCTACCTTCATCGTATCTACTACAGATTGTAGTTTGTTGACATTATTCTGTAAAACATCGTTTTGTGTTTTCATGTACGATAACACAGGCTTCAGATTTTCATTGGCTTGAGACAAATTTGTATCCGATATACTGTCAATATTGTTATATTGAAATACTCGGAGGGTTCTCCTTTGTTCGGGCGACAAGACATTCTGGTCCATAGAATAAGACTATAAAATATAAAGAGACGAAGGATATCTTTCCTTATAATGGTTCACCCCTGATGACCATAAATTAGAATACTTACCAGGAATAGAGGTTATCCAGAATTCAGGTGCGTTATAACAGCTATAGGTGCATTTTTGAAGCGTCCTAATATGGGATGATTTAGACCACCAGAAATTTCCAGAATAATGCAGAGAAGGTCTGTTCGTTAGATTGATGCCGACTGCGTCATACTCTTCTAAATGCTTCATGCAGGTTTCATGTTTCTGAATGTTAAAATAAGAAAGTACATCTACCCAATCCTGAATACAGGGATTTTGGTTGTTGTGTCTCACGCCTTTGCTGTGAAGATAAAGGACCTGGAAATCTTCTTTCATAGCATGTTCATGTAACAGATGGAGTGTCGCTTGTTCGTACAATTGTGGATTGGAAAAGACCCCTATCAGTTCAATCTTTTTGTCTCGGAATACTTCATCCGGGACTCCCGTCTTCGTCAATAAGACGCATTTTATTTTATCTACTTTATCATAAAGACCCGAAGATTTGATGTTAGACAACAAATCCCTCACAATCTGTTCCCAATTATTTACACAGCAAATATGGAAATAGATATAGGTCTTCATAAGGTGAGAATAGACTTTTTATATAGAGTTTATACTTATAAGGATTCTTGGTTCTTATAAAGAGATACGGTGGAAAGTAATCAGGACAGCCACAACCGTAATCGTACCTACCATTCTATAGATAACTTCTTGTCGTTCAAACAATCGCTTTGTTTCATCTTTGACGGCCTCATATTGAGTAGTGTCGTCTATATTGTAATTGACACTTTTATAAAGGTTGGTGATAGAGTCTTGAAGTTTTATTTTGTCTGAATTATAAGATGCAATACTCATTATATATAAGAATGTATAATAAAAATAACGACTGCTACAAGAACTAATACAAGAACAATATTGACGGCTCCTGTTGGAGGTGTCATAAAACTAATATAAATGAGTATGATAAATAGAGTGGCCACAATGGCCCATATATAATATTTGAAAAGACTGGATTCTGCGGTCTTTGTATCTACGGAAAAGGACTGTTTTCTTTCTTTTATCTTGGCCAAGTCTATGGTTAACTCCACCTCCTTTAAATTAGGCGTAAGACCATTTTCTAAAAAGAGAGGATATTCGTCCTTTTTTGTTTCCAATTCTTCTTTGGCTAATGAAAAACTACTCAATGGGAATACCCTGTTCAAAGTAGAACTGATGTATAAGGAATAACCGTGAATACACATGTAAATACGGGTTGAAAAATACCCTCCATCTACTTGTTTTACGACGGTGTTTGTCTTTGTATCGTATTGTATGATGGAATACATGTTGTAGTGACTCAGATACCCAATAAACAGATAATGTAAAAAGGGCACCATTGTTAAGAATTCACCTTCTACCTGGATATCTAGTTTCGTACCTCCAGGCTCTTTAATATCTGTGCTAGACATTAAAAATATCTGATTCTGATTCTGAAGAAAGGCAATGTCTACTTCGTTGAATTTTATATCGCTGGGATTTATCTCCGTTTCTTTTTTTATTAAAAAAATATCATAGAGATATATTTTTTGCTTATTGTCCATGGTATAGATAATAGTTTCGTCTGTCGCATCAGACGGTAAGAATTCCGAAGGTAAAAATCCTATTCTATAGGGTTCATACGTCAGGGATTGATTGGTTTTATATTCAGAGGTTCGTAAATCCATCAAAAAAATTCCATAGACTTCATCTTTTACATAAATACCCGCTAGATTATGTTCCGATACCGCAATGTCTTCTATTCGGTCAAATCCGTGAGGTATATCCCGTTTTACATTCATTCTATCTATTTTGGTAATTACTTTATTGTTTGCTATAAAAAGAGTATCCCAATTGGATGCAACCCCTGTCGTACCAATCATTGTTTCAAAATTCATTACATTAACATTATACAATTATTTACCACGAAACGATGTAGAGAGGGCAACAATCCGTCTCAAAGATGCCCTCTCCCTTTCTTTCATGTGAAATTGTAAGAGACACATCTGGGAATTGGTGATTCAGTACTTGAAAGAACTGCTGAAGGTACAGAATAGGTTCTTGTTCTAAATTTTTCCGAAAGATACCTC